CGATGGCAACGACAGTAAATAGAAAGCCTCTTCAGGACTGTATACAGACTTAATACCTACTGTCTGTAGGGGGATTAAACTCAGTAAATCAGTACGTACATTCTTACTGACATCCCTTACTGGAGATGACTTCTCTTGAATGACTCGACCTAAGCTCCTTAGACCTTCATTAGAGAGGAACAGCAAGTCAGTACCAACATTCTGTACTGAGTCTCTGTGAGCACAACCTACGTTAGCGATAGTGTCAGACAAAACCATAGTTGCAGGAGAGGTTGCACCTGAATAAATAACAATAGAGTTCTTACCGAAGATGATTAAGAAGCCATTGTGTGCTGCTAATGATACAACCTCATCGTAGCCGGTAGGCCAGACGTTAGTTAAGTCCAGAGAGCCTGTGGAGCCGCCAGACCACTTAGTCCCATCTAAAAGATCAGACCAATAGATAGTAGAGGTGTTACCTGTAATGTCCCCTACCCAGAGCCTACCGAAGGCAGCTAATACTTCATTGCCGTTAGGTGGTGTGCCAGTTGCGTGTGGGTGCGTAGCTACAGTAGTTAGAGCACCAGCGTGGTCGCTATACACTAACGGTGCATGGTCACGTTGAAAGAAGAAGCAGTGGAAGTTAAAGTTAACTATCTTCCAATCATCACCAGTAACTGTATAAGCTGCTGGGGTTACATCCACAAGCGTTGACGTACCACTAAAGATTAGGCTATTGCCAGTAGAGAATACAGTCTTACCACCCGTTGTGTTTATGTGCTCCTTGATAGCTGTAGTGCCTACGCTTGTACCTAATATAGCTTGATTCTCTGTGAGTAACACACGCCCTTTACGCGCTCCTATCCTACCGTAGTTATCTATCACACAGTTATCAGCAATAGACGCAAAGGACGTATCCAGACTCAAGGGAGAATCTTGTGTGTTTAGTCCCCTAAAGCCCGGAGCTGATACTGTTATATTCTGTAGAGGAGAAGCCATAACTATATAACCCTAAAGATAAGGTCTTCTGGGTGTCGGTTAGCGTCTAAAGCAATAGCATCAGAAAGGAAACTATCAGCTATTGCAAAGTATTCAGCAGTGCTTGTTCCACCAGTTTCTCCTCTCTCTCTAGCAGTTAAAGCTACTGCTGCCTGAACAACCGGACGGGAAGGAATAACTAATTGATCTGTGTCTTCAACTAAATCAGGGTTCCTTAAGATACAATTAAAACGTAATGCAAAGACAGCATCTGGAATAGGGTAGATGTCAACTAAAGTATCTCCGTTAGAATCTACACCATTAAAGCTGTAGTAGGTAGGTGAGCCTGTCGTTGGTGTCTCATTTAAGAATACATTGTTCATCCACGTTGATGGGCGATAAGTCATAAAGTTATTAGACGTATCGTTGATTACATCCAACATCTTTATATTATTCTGACTACCAGTTAACGCATAGTTAAAAATATCCTCAGACGTAGTAACCGTCAATGTAGTCCTAAGTGCTGACCAATCGTGTGCATCTTCTACCATACTCTTACTGTCGTTGACGAAGTCTCCAACCATAGCAGAGTATGTAGTTTCATTTACTGAACCTACCTCTGTTATACGCAGCCTTCTGAGAACAGCGTTTACTAATTCTAAATACGTCATATAGCTTGCATCCCTCGTGGGTTGTACTCTAGTGGTTCAAACGGTTTAACTCTTTCGAGTTCTTCCAATTCAAAACCTAAATCAATCTCATCTAATTTTTTGTTGGACATCAAAGAAGCACGTGGAACAGGCTGACCACCACCACTAATGTTAAAGTTTAAAGGGTTCCTACCGCCACTATAATTTACATTGGGCATATTGATATTTGGTAAGTTTACATTAGGGAGGTTAATGTTAGGCATATCAATATCATCTATAAAGTTATCTAGCTGATTGATAGCATCGTAGGTACTGTCTAATACATCATCAACAACGTCTACTACAGGTTCTGTAACGGCCTGTATTACATTACCAGTAGCTTTAGCTACATCACCTACAGCCCCTACTACAGGCTTAACTACTCCTCTGTTTATAGCACTGCCAGCCTCTACTATAGGATCTGCAACAGTCTTAGCTGTTTCAATAAGAGGTTGTGCTGCATCGTCTATAGCAGAACCAACAGCCCTTACTGCATCTTCAACAGCAGGCATTGTTTGTTTAATGGGTTGAAGAATAGTAGAGTCAATTGCTCTTCCTACATCTTTAACAACAGTGCCTATTGCTTTAATAAACTCAGGAGTTTCTATACCACCTGTACCTAATCTTGATGATCCACCTTCAGTAATGTATTTACCTACCCCTTTAAGAAGAGCATCATCAAAAGATGTTCCTTTTAAAAGTTCTTTTTCTGTAGTCAACATCCCTTTAACTAAATCGTCTTGATTAATGTTAAAGCCATCTAAAACATCCTTGTTTAAACCTACACTATTCAATGCTTTTTCAGTTAAGTCTCCACCGAACTGAGAGACAACACCACCTACAATATCTCCATCAGCAACCGCAAAAGCAGTGTTTAATCCTTTAACTGTAGTGCCATAATCAAAACCCAACAAACCTTTACCTGCTGAAGCTGCAACCGCTGGTGTCGTTGCTGTAGCTGCCACAGCTTTAGTAGGAGCAGTCAGCATTCCACTTGCTTTTAAACCACCCATAAGCGCAGAAGCATAATCTCCTAACTTAAGAGTCTCACCAGCAGCCGCTTTGTTTGCTACTTTAGCTACAGCAAAAGCTGGGTTATAGAAACCCATAACTGCTGTGGCAACAGGCATTAAAACATCATTAAAAAGACCAGCACCACCAGCTCTCGGATCGTAGGCATCGTTTACAAACTGTATGTCGTAAGCCCCTATAGTTCCTCCACCTTCAGGGACAATCCACTTACCCTTTCCAGCCATGTTAGGGTATTTTTTACTTAGGTCTTCACCTGTATTCATGTATAGACGATTAGTATCGTCATGCCCTACTAAACCAGCCGCTGCTGATGAAGATGAATTAGGAATATCTAAGTATGGGGGTATTGAACTTTGTGCCATGTATTGAGTGATGGGAGAAGCCCCCGTCATATCTACACCACCACCTACACCACTTACAACAGCTCCAGCACCTAACTCACCCATCGTAGGCATAGGGTTATCACCTAACTGAGCCATACCAGCGTATGCCCCCAGAGCACCTTTTGGTACGTTACCACTAGCAATAGACTGAAAGACGCTATCTGATACACGGGATAACCCTGTTATCTTTTCTCCAAAGGAAGCATCTGGTGCTACTTTGTATTTGTTTGGATCGTAGTCTTGAGTAGCCCAGAAGTCTTTAGCTTCCTGTGCGGCGGCTGATTGCTTTGTGTTGATATTGTTAGCATTAGAACTATCAACTATAGCCTTCTGTTGAGATAAAGACATATTTGCATAGGCAGGGTTTGCTTGTATTTCATCTAAGGTGATAAGTGATGCTGGCCCTATCCCAGCGATAAGCCTGTCGATAGTTTCAGCACCAGTTGCTGGTTTATAATTAGCTAAGTAGTCGTATACCTCTTTATCTTTAGCAGCTTGAGCTTCTTCTTCTAACTTAGTAGCTGCTGCCTTAGCTATGTTTTCTTCAGCCAGTGCAGCAAAGCCAGCTCTTTCTTCAGCAGTAGGTATATTCATACCAGAAAGCTGGTAGGGGTTTGCACCTGCTAATATGTCAGGGGTAGGCATAGTAACAGCAGTAGAGCTGTCGTAATTAATACCACCACCGCCAGCAGACATCATATTGTTTTGAGCGTTAATGGCTCTGTTGTTAGCAGCTATGGGTGCAATCTTAGAAGTAAAAGCCTGTTGCTGTGCCTGTGTAATGGGTGCAGTGGAAACAGCAGCAGATAACTCTGGAGCAGCTCCAAAAGAACCAGTACCAAATAGACCAGCATCAGGAGCTAAAGATCCAATTACTTGTTGAGTGTTTCTACCGCTATAGTCTGCGGGTTCTCTTCTACTTGTGCCTTTCGGTGGCATTATTTTTGACCCCATTTAGCTAAGGCTTTAACACCAAAAGAAGCAGCTACTGCTGCACCTAAGAACCCTTTGTAGAAGTCAGGCATACTCTCTAGTACCATAAAGCCTTCATGAATATAAGGAACCATAGTTGGTATAAAGGCTCCCAGCAAGGGGACGCTAAGTACAAGAGTAAACCATTCATCCTTCCATGAGTTTTGTGAATTCTTTGCTTGTTGTGTTTCCCAATCTGTTGTGTTCTTAATAAGTTCGATGTCTTTTTCATGAGTAGCTTGTTGTTTTGCTTTCTTGTTATCTAACCACGAGGAAGCTAGACCTACAACTCCCGATATGATTTGAGGTAACATAGTTTAAGACTTCTTCTTATTGAAAATATTTTGAACAGTATCTGTTTCCCATATTCTTAAACAAGTCCAGACGATAGTAATTAACGCTGCTAAAGGTGGAAGTACCCCAGCTACAGTTCCTAATGTACCGCCAATAGCCAATACATCTACTACTGCTTTAGTTTCTTCTTGCATAGCTGGGGGATTCCTTTTAAGGTTGTTTAGCTTTGTTGTTTAGGAATGCAAAAGTCTCCATCAGCTTGTAAGCCTTCGCCACCCATGCGTCATCCCGTGGAGTGTCCGTGTAGTTAGCAATAACACTAGCCGCCGTGACCAGCGATGTTGCAAAAATGTAGAAATCTAATAGGTAGTCCATTACATTCTCCCTTTAAGAGGCTGTGTAGCCATTGCCTGCGCTGATAGCTGCTTCAACTGCGGTCATGTCTTCGTCGCCCCAATCTTCTTTAGCTACCATTAGTTCAAGGTGCTGTACGTTTCTATCTACACAACCTTGACGATCTTCAGCAGATTCATCGGCCATAGAGTCTCCTGCGATTACATCTGTGATAAGAGCTACGCTGTCACCCATTGCTGAGAAGTCTTGTGCTAGTTGTTCTGCGGTGCGTGGTTCCATATTATTTTCCTTCTAAGGTTTCGAGTCGGGCTGTTAATGATTCAATTAAAGTTTGTTGCTCTTGAATGGCTTTAACAAGGATGGGTACAAACTTGCTGTACTGTAAGCCCATCTGCTTGCCGTCAGTAGTATGACTAGAGACTAAGTTGGTGCTGTTGCTCTTGTTGTATCCCGCTGCAATTTCAAGGGCTTCTACTTCTTGAGCTTTGAAACCAATGTCCAACCAATCTTCTTTGTGGGTTCCGTCTGGAGTCTGAGCATTTAAGTCATAGTCTTCAGCAGACTTGTCACCGTATTTAGAACGCTTGTCCCACTTGTAGGTAACAGGGGCTAGAGCTTTAACAAAATCTAAACCAAGGTCTAATGGCGTAAAGTCTGTCTTGTCACGCGCATCAGAGGATACTGTCCAATCTACTTGAATATAAGCAGCAATAATATTTTCATCGCCAAGACTTATATTATTACTATGTATTGTTATGTTACCGCCGGGGCTTCCTGTAAGACCTGCATCGTGGCCCAGAAGTAAATTATTAGAGCCAGAGGTTAAGCTATACCCAGCCGATTTACCTACTGCTGTGTTGTCATCTCCTGTCACGACACCGTTGGTGGCTGCTTGAAATCCTATAAAGGTATTGGCATCGCCTGTAGTCATTAGATCGCCTGCAAGACCACCCATAACGGTGTTATAAATGCCTGTGGTAACATTTAACCCTGCATTGTAGCCCACTGCGGTGTTGTAACAATCTGTAGTGGAGGTGAAGTTTTGATTAGCTAGTGCTGCATGACCAAAAGCAGTTGAGTGGTGACCGTTTGTTTCGTTAGATAACGCTTGCTCCCCAAATGCTGAATTATAGCTTCCCTGTACTAAATCACCCCCTGCGGTATATCCCATCAAGACGTTGCGAATACCTGTCGTAATTGAACTACCTGCGCTAGAACCCACGGCTACGTTTCTTTCGCCTGTGGTGTTTAAAGCTAATGCACTTCTTCCTATAGCAACATTATTAGCTCCAGTTGTAGTATTAGCTAAAGTAGAACGACCCACGGCTGTGTTATCACTAGCAGTAGTATTAGAGCCTAAAGCATGCATACCTACAGCTACGTTATCATCTCCTGTTGTAGAAGCATCTAAGGCATTAGCACCTATAGCTACACTTCCCGCGCCTGTGGTGTTTGCTAATAAAGCACTTGTACCCACGGCTGTGTTGTTAGATGCCGTAGTGTTTGCGTTTAAAGCGTTATAACCGACTGCTACGTTCGACGCTCCTGTGGTGTTTGTGACTAAAGCATCTGCACCTAAAGCAGAATTGTAACTAGCTGTTGTATTAGCAGATAAAGCAGACCTACCTAATGCTACGTTGTAAGCGCCTGTGGTGTTTGCGGTTAAAGAATTATAGCCCACTGCTGTGTTGTTACTTGCTGTGGTATTAGCGTCTAAAGCCCTAGAACCTATTGCAGTATTTTGTGCGCCAGTCGTAATGTTAGCTCCTGCGGCTCTTCCCAACCCTGTGTTATCTGCCCCTGTGGTTGTATTAACTAATGCAGATACTCCCACAGCGGTGTTATCAGACGCAGTTGTAAGCGTTTTTAGAGCTTGCATACCTACGGCAACATTATATGATCCTGTGGTAAGTTCGCTAAGTGATAAGTAGCCAACAGAAGTGTTAGCACCGCCTGTAGTAATTGCTCCACCTGCAATACCACCGATAAGAGTGTTATTAGTTCCTGTTGACATTGAAACACCTGCATTATGACCTACAGCTACATTGTATGCGTTAGTTGCAGACGTAAAGTTTTGAACGGCTAAAGCATTAAAGCCTAATGCAACTGACCTGCTTCCTAGCGTATCTGCACTTAAAGAGTTTGCTCCAACTGCTGTATTATAATCACCAGTAGTAATCGCAGTACCAGCTTCATCGCCTACGACAACATTATAATCACCACCCGCTATAATGCTGTTACCTGCGTTGACGCCTAGTCTTAGGTTGCTTGAGCCTGCTGTTGCAGTAGATAGTTCACCGCTAAACGATGCGGCTCCTGTGATTGCCCCAGTAACTGTTAAAGTAGAAGGGTTAGTACCCAACTCCACTATAGCGCCACCGCTATCCTCTGTAAACAAACGCTTATCTGTTACGTTTACAGCTAATTCACCCTGTACTAGATCACCAGCAGTAGGAATAGATGTAGCTGTTGAACTGTTCTTTGTAATAATTTTAGTAGCCATTAATATGTCCCACCGTTTAGTGTTCCTGTAGTCATGTTATCTGCATTCAAAGTTGAAGAATCTGTAAGTTTAGTAGCAAGTGAGTTAGTTACGGTAGTTGAGAAGTTAGCGTCATCACCCAAAGCAGCCGCTAATTCATTTAAAGTATCTAGTGTAGCTGGTGCTGAATCAACTAGATTAGCAATAGCTGTACTTACTTCACTAGCTGCGTTAGCTGCACTAGTTGCTGCTGCTGATGCGCTTGTAGCTGCTGCTGTTTCACTAGCTGCTGCATTTGTTTCTGAAGAAAGAACATTAGCTGCGCTGGCTGCTGCGTTAGTTTCACTAGTTGCCGCATTGGTTTCGCTAGTAGCTGCGTTAGTCTCACTTAAAGCAGCGTTTGTTTCTGATGTAGCTGCTGCTGTAGCTGAAGTAGATGCAGAAGAGGCGCTGGTAGCAGCATTAGTTTCTGAAGTAGCCGCAGAACTAGCTGAGTTACTTGCATTAGTCTCTGATGTAGCTGCTGCTGTAGAGCTTAAAAAAGCATTTGTTTCTGAAGTGCTTGCAGAAGCAGCAGAAGCAGAAGCATTGTTTTCTGAAATTAAAGCAGCAGATGCACTAGCTGTTGCATTGGTTGCTTGAGTAGTAGCCGTTGCAGCACTAGAGGCTGCATTAGTTTCTGAAGTAGAAGCGTTAGTTTCTGAAGTAGCAGCAGCAGAAGCACTTACGCTTGCGTTAGTTTCTGACGTGGAGGCAGCAGAAGCACTAGCTGTTGCTGATGCTGCACTAGCTGTTGCTGAAGAAGCGTTAGCTGCTGTAGTTACTACGTCAGCAGAAGTACTGATAACGTCATTAGCTGTGGATGCAGCGTCTGCTGCGGTTAATACTACATTAGCTGCTGTAGTTATTACATCAGCGGCTGTAGAGGCTGCATCTGCATTTGTAGTTACGACATTCGCTGCTGTAGAAACAGCGTCTGCATTTGTTAGTGCTTCGTCAGCCGCTGCGCTAGATGCACTAGCTGCTGCTGCGATAGCTGAGGCATTAGCCTCTGTTGCTCTAAGTGTTGCTAGTTGGGCTTGTTCCGCTACGTAGCTCGCATAAGCGTCTGTACTTGCATCCCCAGCGCCACCTGCTCCTCTATATAACGGCATAGTACCCTTCCCTTTTAATAAGTATTAGAAAAGTAAAAGGGGGCCATTTCTGACCCCCAGATACAAAGGGTTATTAACCGTTTACTGCAAGTACGAAACCAGCTTCTGGACGTACTACCTTAGTGCCGTACAACATATCAGCAGTATATAGAGTACCGAGGAACTCTTGCTTGTACTGAGTCTGTGAACGAACACCCATTTGCTCCGCAAGTACTGAAGCGTCTTTGTGGATGAACTGAGCACCGCGAACGATACCACCAGCAGCATTATCAACTGCTGTTTCGAGGATAGGGCAGTTGCTGGTGACGTAGATATCAACACCGTACAAGTTACCCAGCTTACCGTTAACTACAGAACGACCTTCTACGAAGTCAGAAGACACGTAGCGGTTGATGCCCATAATAGCGTTACGGAGTGCAGGAGGAATAACGAAAGAACGGTTATCCATAGGGACATCGTTGTCGTCCATGAGCTGGATCAGCTTACGGAAACATTCGTCAGTAAAGACATCAGCAGTTGCTACGGTGTCTACAGCATAAGCCGTAAGGCCAGTAG